GACCGTCCTTGCGCGTAATCGAAACCGGCCATTACAAGTCTCCTGTTCTTGGCGGTCGTCATGACCGCGTAATTCAATCTCTGCTCACGGTTCGCATTGCGGGCAGGCGAAGGTTCCGCACGCCGCGGACCATCCCTGCTTGGAAGCCTCAAAGCGTGGGAGGGTGCGGCCGCAGTCGCGGCAAACGGCCACACAGGTGCAGAGGGAGTCGAAGCCGCCGCACACTGGGCACCGCCAGCCGGTTGCCCACTGTTGCGGTGTGGCGGGCCGTACAATTTCTTCGCGAGTGCATGGCATGTTGGTTCTCCTGTTCTGCGCGGCGTGCTTACTGCCGCTGATACTCCGCGAACGGCAGGTCCGAGTCGATGTAATCGGCGTAGGCGATCTTACGAACGGTCGCGGACGCCGGGTCCGCGGGTCCGTAGTAGCGCAGGTCGAATTGCTCGAAGGAAAGCTTGTTCTTCGGAACGATACGGTTGCAGGCGTCGCATAGCCTGAGCCGTTTTCGCTCGCGGTATTCCACGTCGGCCGATTGTGTGTGGCAGAAATAACAATGCACGGGTGGTGCTCCTGTCCTGGGCCGTTATCGGCGGTCCGGGATATTGTGGAAATTGGCGTAGCAACCGAAATTACAGAAACCCCGCTGCTTGCCGCGGGCGGCGACGCGAGGCCGGAAATCATCGTCGCTGCGCCAGGCGTAATCGTACAGGCGGCGGGGTTTCCGGCCGCACCAGTCACAATCTTTGACCGTGACGGTTTTCCGGTCATACTCGCCGCGGGCGAATGGGTCGCGTTTCATGGGGCGGTTTCTCCTGTCCTGGGGGCGGTCACGTGACCGCTGGCTTAGTCGTCTGCTCCAAGAATAGCACGGATTCCGCGGGATGCCAAATCGCCGGCAGAAAAAAATCGAGAATTTTGGGCGGGTCAATCCTGGATTGAAAAACTCGATTGAGAATTGAGCCGAGGAGTTTCTGATAACGCGGTATCATCTAGGGGAAATAATCTTCATAGGCGCTGCTTGACAACTGGCGAGTTTGAGTGTACAAGGTACGCTTGCCGACACCACATGCCTCAGAGCGTATCGAGCCAATCCCCAATTCAAGCGAAAAAACAGCCGAAAACAACATCGAACGTCGATCGAACGAGTCCTTCATCGATGACTGCTGATCGATGCGGCCGAACGATAACGACTACGATTGCGACCGGGGTGGGGCAAGGGGAAGATCAAACCTGACGAGCAACGAAGCACGACCGCAGAGCAGATCAAGCAGTTCAGCATCGAACAACAGCGAGCAGCGACGAGCAGCGATGACTTGGGCCAGCAGCAGCAGCAGAGAACGGAAACGACCGCAGCGGACACGACCTCGAAGAACCAGCAACGACCTCGAGCCGAAGAGGAAGAACGGGCGAAGAGTGACCGGCTCATAACCGCGCTGACGAAGAACCGCGAGACGAGCAGCCTGATCGGTCGAAATGGTGAGAAAAGGCAACGCAGAAGCCACGCAACAACAGTATTGTGGTCGATTGTGAGCGGTTTCGGAGTCAACCGGCCGCGCCAGGGGCGGAGTAAACTACCCAAATTACCACGGGGGACCCAGGACCGCTCAGATTTTGCCACCGACCCGCCCCCTCGCCCCCTCCCGCGAGGAATCTAGCCCCCTCTTCAATCCGCCGGCTCGGTGGTATACTTGCGTGTCATGAGCGATAGGATTCGTTTCGGGCTTAACCAGGGCGGGTCGTCGACGCTTGAGTCGTTGGCGGAAGCGAACGTTGGGGTAGCTGCGGCTGGGGCTGTGGGTGATCGTTTAGGGGCTTGCGGGTCGGGCAAGAAGAAGATGAGTCAGGCTTGTCGGAAGGCGTTGCGTGGGCCTCCGACGAGCAGTTGGTGGCGGAAGTGTGCGGGTGATGATTTGCGTGTGGCGTTGCTGTGGGTTGCGAGCACGCTGGACGTTCCTGATTCGTTGTTGAAGCGGACGGACGCGCCGAGTGCGTTGGCGTTCAATTTGGCGGGTGCGGTACGGAAGGATGAGCGGTTATTGCGTGCGGCGTGGATGGCGGTTCTGCGGGAGGTCGTGGAAACGGAGCGGCCGGCCGTGGTGGAGGGTGGTGAGGCGGCGGGCAATGGGCGTCGTGTTGCGGCCCGTGGCGTCACGGATGACGATTCGTTCGAGCATCAGCGTGAGGAGCGGCTGGGTCGGATAGACCGCGTGTTGGGTGACGGTACTGTCGGGACTGGGTGAGTTACTGTGGCGAGTCCGGTTGATCGGGAGTGGTACGCGCGGCAGATGGGGTTGGTGGGGGACTCGCGTGCGGAGGTCGAGCGGGTTTGTCCGCATTACGTCCGTGAGGTTCCGAAGGGCGTTGCGGAGAACGTGGCGTGGCGGAAGGGTTTGCGTGCGGAGGCGGTGGAGAGCAGGCGGGCGGAGCTGAGGCGGATGTGTGCGGAGGACGTACTGTTCTACCTGAATGCGTTTGTTCACCTGTATGAGCCGCGTCAGCCGGACGCCCCGATCGTGCCGTTCGTGACGTACCCGTTCCAGGATTGGGTTGTGGTGGAGTTGCTGAGGTCGCTTCGGGAGGGTTATCCGCTGCGGGTCGAGAAGAGCCGGGATCAGGGTTTGACGTACCTGTGTCTGGCCGTTTTCGAGTGGCTGTGGCATTTCCAGCCGCACCAGAGTTTCCTGATCGCGTCCCGCAAGGAGGACCTGGTTGACAGCACCGACAACCTGGATGCGTTGTTGCCGAAGATCGACTTCATGCACCAGTACATGCCGCGGTGGTTGATGCCGCGGGGGTATCCGGGGAAGGGCCGGCGGAACCGTTCACACATGCACATGCTGAACCCCGAGACGGGTTCGCTGATTGATGGGGAATCGACCAACAGCGACCTGGGCCGGGCGGGCCGTCGGACGGCGGTTTTTCTGGACGAGTTTGCCGCGGTCGGGCGGCGCGGCGGACTGATGCTGAAGGCGACGTTGAACGTGAGCAACTGCCGGTGGTTCGTTTCGACCCCGCAGGGCCAGGCGGGCGCGTTCTCGCAGTTGCGGGACTCGGGCGTGAAGAGCTTGTCGGTCCACTGGAGCATGAATCCGGTCCATGCGGTCGATTTGGAGTGGGATGAGCACGGTCGGCCGACGAGCGCGTATTACCGGAAGAAGTGCGCCGAGAGTCCGAGCAAGCGGGACGTGGCGCAGGAAATGGATTTGGACGAAGAGGCGTCCGAGGTTACGTTCTTCGGTCTGCCGATGCTGGAACGGGTCAGGCGAATGGACGTTCGGGAGCCGTACCACCGCGGCAGAATTCAGGCGGAAGCGTACACGGGCCGGAACCCGCGGTGGATCGAGGAGCCGGACGGGGAGTTGTTGCTGTGGTGCCATCCGGGTTCGGACGGCCAGCCGCCGGCGGGCGAGTACGGGATCGGAGCGGATGTGGCGGCGGGGAATCGCACGCGGGACGAACGCGGGTACTCGAACTCGGCGCTCGCGGTTGGCCTGTTTCACACGCGGGAGAAGGTGGCGGAACTGGCGGTCGCGGGCTTGCAGCCGCACGAGTTCGCCCGTGTGGCTGCGTCTGTGGGGTGGTGGTTTTACGGGGCGCAGTTGATCTGGGAAGTGAACGGGCCCGGCAGTATGTTCGGCACGGCCCTGCGCGACCTGGGGTATGAGAACCTGTATCTGCGCATGACGCGGTGGGGCAGCCTGGACGAGCGCATGATCCCGGTTCCGGGTTGGCATTCCAACCGCGAGACGAAACGCGATCTGCTGGGCAACTACCGCAAGGCGCTTGACGAGGGGCATTTCATCAACCGGAGCCTGGAAGCGCTGCGGGAATGCGGGTGGTACCGGATGCTGGGCGACGGAGGTGTGATTCACAGCAGCGCCGCCATGACGGACGATCCGTCCGGGGCGCGCGAGAACCACGGCGACCGCGTGATCGCGGACGCCTTGTTGAACGAACTGTTCCGCCAGCAAATCGGTCTCTGCGTTATGGACAAAATCACGGGTCAGGGTAAGGTGGACCCGCAGAACCCGCCGGCCGGCAGTCTGGCGTGGGTCCGCCAGCAGCGCATGGGTCGGCCGAAGTTGCGGACCTGGAGCGCTTGAGGACGAGCGATATGAACGTGAAGCTGATGAACGAGCAGCAGCAGAAGGCGCTCGTGGCGATGCACGGCTTTGTGGAGGCTATGGCGCAGGAGGGCCTTTCGCTGGTGGACTGTTTGGGTGTGCTGGCGGTCGTCGAACACGACCTGCGCGTGATGCTGAACGCGATGGCTCGGCAGGTCGCCGAACAGCGCGGCCCGCTCATCACGGTCCCGCACCTGCGGATGAAGAATCAGGGCCTCGAACCGGGCGGAAACGGCCATGCCGATCATCGCTGACGAGCAGCTTGGTCGTTTGCGGGAGGCGGTCCGCGACAGCTATCGGCGTCTGGAGCCGTTTCGCCGGCACCGGCTGGACGCTCTGCGGCAGTACGTGGGGCACCGCTACAGCGACAACGGCAACCCGGCCAGGGTTTATGCGAACTTCCTGGAACTGGCGGTCAGCATTTACGTGCGGTCGCTGGTGTCGAGCCAGCCGCGCGTGCTGGTCCGGCCGCGCATGGAGCAGTATTGGCACGAGGCGTACACGCTGGAACTCGACACGAACGAGTTGCTGGAGGAACTGGATTTTCGGGACGTGATCCGCCGCTGGGTGCATGAGGCGATGTTCTCGGTGGCGTACCTGAAGGTCGGACTGACGACGAACGCGGCGGGCGAATTGCAGCCCTTCGCCGATCCGGTCGATCTGGACAACTGGGTCCAGGACATGCAGTGCCGGACGTGGTCGCAGGTCCAGTTCTGCGGAGACCGCTACACGATGCCGCTGGCGACCTTGCGGGAAAACCCGGAGGTTTACGACGAAGGCGTTGTGGCGGACCTGAAGGCCGACGAGGTCCGGCCGGTGGACGGCGAAACGGGTGAGGAGCAGACCTGGCTGCTGGCGTCGGGCGAAAGCAGCTTCGGCGAAACGTTCGAGGATGTGGTGCTGCTGTGGGACATCTGGCTGCCGCGGTACCGCACGCTGCTGACGTTCGCTGAGCAGAGCGACGCGGCGCGCGTTCTGCGGGCCGTCGAACTGACGGGTCCGGTCGAAAGCCCGTATCATCGGCTCGCGTTCGAGGAGGTTCCGGGCAACGCGATGCCGCTGCCGCCCGCGGCGCTGTGGGCCGAGATGTCGGCGCTCCAGAACGACCTGTTCGACAAGATGGCCGATCAGGCCCGCCGACAGAAAACGGTGCTGGGCGTTCATGCGTCGGCCGCGGAAGATGCGGACCGGATCGTCAAGTCGGAAGATGGGGATGTTATCAAGATGACGAACCCGCAGGGGATGCAGGAACGCCGCTTCGGCGGGCTGGACCAGCCGACCCTGGCGTTCGCGCTCGCGATGAAGCAGCTCTACAGCTACATGGCGGGCAACCTGGACGCTCTGGGCGGACTGGCGGCCCAGGCCGAGACGCTGGGTCAGGAGAAGTTGCTGGCCGGCAGTGCTTCGCAACGGCTGTCCGACATGCAGGATTGCGTGGTGTCGGCGGTCCGCGGCGTGTGCCGCGACCTGGCGTGGTACCGCTACAGCGACCAGTTTCGCTACGCGCAGGTGTACAAGCCGGTCCTGCCCGAAATGGGCATCGGGGTCTACGAGCAGATCGTTCCGGGCGGATACCAGGGCCGCTTCTCGGACTTCAAGTTCGACCTGGAGCCGTACTCGCTGCGTTCGCTGTCTCCGGCCCAGCGTTTGCAAATGCTGACTCAGGTGTTGGGCCAGTACGTGATGCCGGCCCTGCCGATGCTGGCGCAACAGGGCCGCGGACTGGACTTCGACAAGCTGCTGGAACTGGTTTCGCGTTACCTGAATCTGCCGGAGTTGCAGCACGTCTTGAAAAACGTGCCCGTTAGTGGTAATGATTTCGACGGCGGCGGGAATGCTCCGTCGGCCCCGACGCAGCGGAACTACACCCGCACCAGCGTGCCGCAGCCGATGAACATGGAAAACGAGATGGTCAGGTCCGGCTTGAAAAATCGACCCGCGACCGAACAGGTCGCCTAGATGCCGCGGTATGCCTTCCAATGCGATTCCTGCGGACAGGCCGAAGAGCTCGCAAGACCCATGCGCGACGCGGGCCGCAAGGCGTGGTGCCCGAAGTGTGGACACCCCATGCGACGCGACTTCGCGGCCGAATGTGACGCGAGTCGGACAACGGCCGCCTGGCCGCTGTGCTCGACCGCGGCCGGCTGCCCGCCGGAACAGATACCGGAAATGCAGGCGGCCCTGCACGCCCGCGGTGCCTATGCGGACTTCCGGCCGAATGGGGATATTGTCTTTGAGTCCCGCCGACACCGGAAGCAGATTTGCCGCATCCTGGGACTGCACGATCGGCAGGGCGGCTACGGAGACCCGTGACGATGGGAAGTGATGTCGAAACGATCGCGGCCGCGACCAACGCGGAATTCGAGGCGCTGCCGGAGTTCCTGCCGAACGCTGGACTCGACGCCGGCTCGGCCCCGACACCGGCCGAACCGCTGGCGGAAGTGGACAAGTTTCTCGAAGAGGGTTTTTCGTCCGCAGAGCCGGTCGTGGAGACCGAGACGGAACCGGACGCGGCGGAACCGGCGGCCGAGCCGAACACGACCACACCGGGATTTCCGGCCGCTCTGGTGCAGCGGGCGCGCGAATCCGGATTTGATGAGCATGACCTGGCGAGCTTTACCGGCGCGTCCGAACTGGAACGCGCCCTGAACGTTCTTGATCGGAACCTGGGGCGGGCCGCGTTGGCGGCCGCCCGCAACACACCCGCGGCCCCGGCAAGTCCGGCTGCGGGCCGGACCAACGGCGCGGCCGCGCGAAACGCCGCGCCGCCGCCTTCGAGCGCGGCCCCGTTCGGCGCGGAACGCTTCCGAATTCCGCTGACTGAAGAGGCCCGCGAGACCCTTGATGAAACGCTCGTGCAATCGCTGGATGCCATGAATGCCCACTACGCCGAGCGGATCGAACGGGCCGAGGCGGCCATCGTGCAAATGGTGCAGCAGTTCGTGCCGGTGGCGCA